TTCTACATCATTTTTACAGGATGCTAAAGAAAACAGAAATGATGGGATTATTATAAAAACACCAAGAGGTAGTTTATATATTGTTTTTGAACCAAACCAAATAAAATCAGTTGAAAATGATGGTACTTGGGATATTGGAGATGATAATATTTTTTCTTAAATTTGTGCGGTTGGAAAAATAAAACAAAAAGATTTTAACCACGAAACTTAATACGAATCAGAAACGTAGCATTACATATAACACTGAAATAAGCACTGCGACCGAAGGGAGTTGTGTCTTATGGAATGTTGAGATGCGTTTTAATGCATCTTACTGCTTTAATAATTTTAACGTTTAAGTAATGCCATATAAGTCAGAAAAAATTAAAATATCAGGAGGAAAATACGATAGAAGGGTTAAGCTTAATCCTGAGCAAAAAAAAGAAATCTACGCTAATGAATTAGGTTTGTCTCAAAGAAAATTAGCTCTTAATTATGGTGTATCAAGAAGAACTATTCAGTTTATACTTGATCCTGAAAAATTAAAAGAGAACCTTAAAAGAAGAGAAGAGAGAGGAGGTTCAAAACAATATTACAACAAAGAAGATTGGGCTAAAACAATGAAAGAGCATAGGGGTTACAAACAAGATTTAAAGTTAAAGGGAAAAATAAATTGAAAATTATTTTTGGTTTTAATGAAACATTTTATACATTTGTACCGTTAAACAATTGGGGAATTATTTTTTCTCCGTATTTAAAAACAACTAATTCCTTCTTGTCCCTGAATAATCAAACTTGGAGGTAACGAAAAAACACAATGAAAGTAACAACAAACATATCATGGTCATCTTCAAGATGGAGTTCGAGACAGTCTCGAAGCGATCAAGGTATGTCAAATTTTTTGTGATAGCATAGCATAAAATTAAACGATATAGAAGAAGCCTTGGTCAATACGACTGAGGCTTTTTTCGTTTAAAGCAATTTGGAGAGGTGACAGAGTGGAAATGTGTTCGCTTGGAAAGCGAGAGCCAGCGTTTACTCGTTGCGAGGGTTCGATTCCCTCTACTTCCGCTTGGGCGGTTTTGTACCTTTTCTCACTACTTATAGGAAACTATAAGTTATGCCGAGAAAAGCGAAGAAGTATCACTTCATTTACAAGACCACCAACACCCTAACGGGTCGATATTATATTGGAATGCACTCAACTGATAATCTGGAGGACGGATATCTGGGTTCTGGAAAGAGGTTGAGGTATTCCATCCGTAAGTACGGAAATGAGAGTCACCAACGGGAGATTCTTGAATTTGTTGATACAAGAGAAGAATTGAAAGCACGAGAGAAGGAAATTGTATCATTGGATGAGATTGCTAAGGAAGACTGTATGAACCTTGTCATTGGAGGTGAGGGTTTTGGGGTTGATGATAGACAGAAAGAAATGTCATTAAAAGCTTCAAAATTTTTACAAGATAAGCTTTTAAACGACTCTGAGTTTAAAGAAGAGTGGAGAAAGAAGGTGGCAGAAGGTTTAAAGAGAGCTTATGCAGAGGGTAATATCACGCATCTTGGCTATGATTGGACAGGAAGAAAACATTCCGAAGATAGTAAAAAGAAAATGAGTCAATCAAGAAAAGGAAAACTAACTGGAAAACAAAACCCTTCTTATGGCACATGTTGGATCACTAAGAACGGAGTGAATAAAAAGATTGAGAAAAAAGAGCTTGAAAACTTTCTAAAAATAGGATGGACTAAGGGTAGAGAGATGAAGTCAGGGTTTAACCAATTAGTTTCTGATAATTCTTCTCAAAAATATGATTCTAATGATGTCTCAAAATGGAAAGAGATTTTAGATGAAATTGATTGTACAAAAAAAGGGTATTTAAAAGAGTTTGCTTATAAAGCTGGTATTAACTACAGTACAGCAAGGCATTTTAGAAGAAAGTATTATTAAATTATCGCCCCATAGCTCAAATGGAAGAGCAACTCCCTTCTAAGGAGTCGGTTGCAGGTTCGAGTCCTGCTGGGGTGACCACAGATAATCTGAGAAGATTGTTATTTTTAACACTTTTCTCAGATGAAATAATGAAGATAGATAATCGGAAAACGTCCGATTATCTATTGAAAATTTGACATGGGGGTGTAGCACCGTAGTCTTCTAAACTATAAGGAAGTAATTGAAGCTGATGAATGGGGGTTCGAATCCCCCCACCCCTTCAAAGACTTGATTTTTTGAACGTGCATACTTATATTAAACAAATGCACGTTCAAAAATGAAGTATACAGTTTATAAAATCATAAACCTTTTAAATGAAAAAGTTTATGTTGGAGTTCACAAGACCGACAGCTTAGATGATGGATATATGGGTTCTGGAAAAAATATTAAGAGAGCCATAAATAAGTATGGTGTTGAGAATTTTAAGAAAGAATATTTAGCAGTATTTGATAATCCTGAGGAGATGTTTGAAATGGAAACTCAAATTGTAAATGAAGAATTTATCTCAAGCAAAGAGACTTATAACATCACTCTTGGAGGTAATGGAAGTTGGGAACACATTAAGACTCTTGTTAGTAAGGAGGATAGAGCAAGATGGGGAGGTTGGAAAGATAGAGATAAAAGAAGAAAAGTGTGGGAATCAGTACCATTAAAAGTGAGGCAAGATAACGCTCGTAAGATGGGAAAAGAATTTGGTGGAAGAAATAAACTTTCTGATGACCAAGTAAATGAGAGGATGAGAAAAATTAAGGACATCGATTTAACCAGATATGGTTGGGTGAGTAAAGTTGCTGGGAAACTTGAAGTTTCCCACACTCAGGCAAGGAGGTTTATCGAAAGATATTATGAAGGAGAAGTTTATAAAAGAAAGTAGTATGAGAGACATAGTGTATGCAGCCAAAAAAACAATGGGAAAATTAGGTACAGATAATCTTTTAGATCGAATGTCCTTTATTTCATCAGAAAATTTTCAAACTTATAGAGAAGGAGTAATATCAATTCTTCAAGAAAGAGAAAATATAACCGATGAGTTTTGGAAAATTGAATCTCAAGTAAATTACCATCTTGATGATATCAATAACAATAGTAAATTGGTTACTTTATATTCTAAGTATGGAGATGAAATAGATCACTCTTATTTGAAGGTTTTTTACGAAGAAGAGATTCATGAAAAAATTAGAGAGTTTATAGATAAAAACCTTTTTAAATCGATTGACTTCATATTTGTAGGAAAATTTAATTACGCCAGTGCTATGAATCACGCTTTTAGCGGATTACCGATACAAAATTTTCCAGAAACAAATCAGGAATTAACATGCTTAACGTTTTATGGTAAAAAAACTAAAGACTCTCAATGGGAGTTTTGGGATACAATGTCTCAATTAAAATTTCTTCAGTAAAGAAATTGAGAGGATACGGGTTTGAATCCCTCCGCCCTTACTGGAAAATATTTACCATTAATAAGGTTTTAGTGGAAAATATTTTAAAATAAGAAGAGTTTCTATTTTTATAGTGGAAATTATTTTATATACACCGAGCAGCCTGATGATAAGGCACTGGGATTCCAACCCATATTTAAAAATTTAATTATTTATTTGGGTTTTGGAATCTTTTAACTACTTTGTATAAAGCGGTTATTATGAAGAAGAAGTGTTCAACTTGTGAAACAGAGAAAAGTCTTGATGATTTTTCTAAAAACAAAAAAAAGAAATACGGAGTAAATGGAATTTGTAAATCCTGTCATTCTGAATATAGAAAGAAGAAGTATCAAGAAAACAAAGAAAAAGAGAAGGCTCAGGTAAATTTTTATAGAAAGTCCAATCTTGAAAAATACACTTACTCTTCTATGACTCAACATCAAAAGAATGTAAAAGCTGGTAGAACCAAGCCATCTAATTGCGCAGTTTGTGGAGAAGGAATTTTTGTAACTAAGAAAGATTTAGAATTTAATAAAGATAAGTATTGCTCTTCTGTTTGTCAAGAGACAACGTACAATGATTTTTATGACAATAGTTTGAATGAATTTAGAAAAAGAGCAATATTAAAGAACCTGAATTTTGATCTGGATAAACAATTTTTGATCGATTTATTTGAAACTAAACAAAAAAGAAAATGCGCTATCACTAAAGTTCCGATAGAAATAAAAGGAAAGAAAGAAAAAGCTGTAATTTATAAGTCTGCTTCTTTAGATAGAATCGATAGTAATAAGGGTTACGTTAAAACGAATGTTCAATGGGTTATGTTGGGAGTAAATTACATGAAAATGAATTTTCCAGAGAAGGATTTACATAAAGCTTTATTTTTAATAAAAGAAAACTATAAGCCGTTAAAGTAAAACCCATTAGGCAACAAAAAACTGTTTTAAACGTTAAATATGCGTAGATAGTTAGTGGGTCTACCAACAGCAGAAAAGATTGTCTTTGACTTGAGGGTGTCCATAGCACGTTTTCTGTTCCTACCGAGGGGGCTTCGGCTTGACCCGAAAGGAGTATCGGTTAGTTGGACTACATTTGGTCTCATGTCAGAACTGGATATTGAGCCACCCTCCTAAGGTGGTGTCTTGAAAGAGCAATTGGGGGTTCGAATCCCTCTGAGATCACAAATTTTTTTTGTATATTCGTGTTATGAAAAGTTTTAAAGATTACCATGATATATATCCACTGACCATTGTTAATATGCGTTTTGGGGATAAGTATGTTGCGTTTAATTGCGATAATGATGCA